TGCTCCCCTACAATATATTCTAATTACGCATTTGCGAAATCGTCATCATCAGTACCCGCCGCGTCGTCGTCACCTGCTTCTTCTACTTGCGCCGCACCGTCATTGGTTGCAGTTGAGAAGTTCCATGCTACTGACGTACCTGATAAAGCATTTGATCCTGTACCGTCTGGTGCAATAATAGTTGCTTTTCTACCAGCGATTTTAGAAACTTGATATGTTTCTGAATCATCACCTTTTACAGTGATTGCCATTTCAGTACCAGTCAATGCTGATGCTAATTTTCCTGTTGTTAAGAAACGATCATATTCAGTGTCGTCAGCACCAATTGTTGCTACTCTGAATTTTTTTGATCCTAATTGCTTAACGATATGTCCTTCCACAACTGCTGAACCGTTGTGAAATTCTACTTTGATTTCGTTGCCACCCGCAGTTGGCTCTCCGAAAAACTTTTTATTAAGTGGTCTACCCATTTTTTTTCTCCTTTTTTAGAAGTCCGATGCAGGTTCTATCTGCTACGGGGTTTTGTCCCCATAAGTCCACCAAAAATTATGTGGCACACTATCATGACAAAAGTATTTATCCAATATGTAATAATGGATTAGGCTTGCGGACTGTTACGTTTATGAACTCACGAATGAAGTTAAAATTACCGCTTAATGCTTCAAAGAGGTCGCTGTGTAGGTGTTTACTGCACATGGTATAACTTGTACTACCTATCTCAACAAAGTAACTTACAGACACCTTATTTTCACAATATTCAGGGAAAACACCTGATAGGAACAGAGCAGTATCTCCTAGTTCTTTTCCTTTCAATCGATGATTTTGGATTTCAAATAATTCTTGTGCAAAAGTTGTTTTTGGTAAAAAATTTGGATTGTCTATTTTTTCAGCAAGAAGCATTACTACATAGGACTCAATTTCTAATGGCAATTGATAACCCGTAGTCTCGGATGCCTCCTTGACAATGTCGAAAAAGGCCGATGTATATTCGTCCTTCATACATATATTTATCTGGGAAAAGTAAAGTACTTTAACACTACTCGGGAGGCCTTGCTGTGAACTCACCTCCAACTTTCGATAAGCAGATCACATCTGAATTTTGCAAGGTTTAGATATGATATCTACTTCCAACCACCTCCGCCTAAACCTAGCCACTTGGCCGCGTAAAAGACTTTAGTGTGCATTACCCCCCTGCCGAAGGGTTGTTCTGCCACAAGTGCTAAGAGTTTATAACTCTCTTAGTTTGTGTTAAAGTTAATATTAATATAACATTGTTTGTAGAAAAAAGCAACCGAAAAATACAAAAAGGTTTACCAAAATAGATATTTTGGCCATAAAAAAAGGGCGACATAAAGCCGCCCTTTTAATAAGTTTACAATCTCTTACGAGAATGTTACGTTTGCTACACTAACTCTTGCTAGGTAGTCTGCCGCATTACCTAATGAAGAAGCAGTGTTGTTTAACTCAACATATCCGTATCTAGTCATGAAAGACACAACTGGTTCGAAAGATGATGGGTCAAGTACAACGCCACTTGACATTAATGGAATGTAAGGACAGTAGAACGCCGCCGCATCTGCTTCTGATGTTCCTTTGTACCCTACTAATACATCAGTTGAATCTGATGCATAAGCGTCAACGTAAACTTTCATTGCACCATTTAAAGTACCTACTAATTTAGTATTAGTTGGTGCTTCGAACGTACCTTCAGTTGTTCTTGCGAACGCTGAAGTTGTTGCAGACTGAAGAACTGTTAACGTATGCGGTGATACCACTGCAAAGTTACCAGCACCACGTCTTGTACGTTGTGCAATTTTGTTTGCCGCTCTGTTTATCATAACAGCCAACGCCGCGTGTTCATCACCCACGAATGTTGCTGTACCTGATACTGCGTTTTGATCGTATTGAACGTCTGATTCAGCCGAACCAGCAAGTGTTCTTAATGAGTTAAGAACTTCTTGGTCGATTTCAGCAGTAATTTCTTGGGCTAATGCCGCCATAATTTCTGCTTCGATATCGATACCTTGCTGTGCTTGTGCATCCTGAGCCGCTTCAAAAGTCCAACGAGCACTCAATTTACGAGTTTTCGCTTCAACTGTTTGTTTTAAGATCTGAATGCTTAAACGCTTACCAGCAGTACCTTCTAGGTTTGCTGTCGCGTCTGCTTTATCAGTAGATCCGCCACCTGAGTAACCTAAACCAATTTGGAAAGGTGATAATGCTTCTTCGCCTGCTGTTACGTCATCAAATGAATCTGCATATCTTACTCTTAGTGTGTGGATTTGTCCAACTGGACCAGTCATTGGTTGTACACCTACGATTTCGTTAGCGATAACCGTTGGCATAACACGTCTAATTACTGGAAGGATAACTCTGTTAAGAGTTGCAACGTTACCTGCGCCTGTGGCACCTGCAGTCGCCGCCTCAGCCAAATACTTTCTAGTATTTTCTAAAGTAGCAGACATTACAGACTTTTTATTGCCTGTTAGGCCTTCGAGCAACGCAACTTTGGTATCCTGCCATTTACTTTCTAAAAGTTCTGACATTATTTTCTCCTTAATTTAATCCTGCAAGTCTTCTAATATCTACAACATTATCAACTTTTGCAGAATCACTTGCACTCGAACTATTTTCTTCTTTATCGCCTGTTATTTCTTTTGCCTCGGTAAGTGTTGCCTTCTTTGCTACTGACTTGCCATCGATTACAGCAGATAGGTACTTGTTAAAGTGTCCTTGTAACTTTTCAGTTTCTACTGACTCTAGTAAGTCTTGCATAATCTCTTTCTGTTCTTTGCTCAAAGGAGCAACTAGTTCAGAAATTGTTTCTTTTCTCTTTGCGGATTCTACAGCATCTTTAATTTCAGCATCTTTGCTTTCAACTAATTTTGCTTTTTCCTCAGCATTCGCTTTTGCTTCCGCAAGTTGTTTATCCTTCAACTCAACCACTTTAAGTAGTTTTGCAGTTTCGCTTTTCTCATTCATGTAAGAGTTGTTATACTCTTCTGCAAATGTCTCGAAAATCTTACGACCGAAGTCGTTTTTACGTGCAGTGTCGATGTCTTCTTTCAATTGACTAATTTCATTGTTCAATGTTTTAGCAACTGTTTTTTCGACAACTTTAGCACCTTTTTCGATGAAGGACTGTTTTACTTTACTTAAATGTTCTTTGGCTTCACGAATTAATCTAACCTTCGTTTCTGCCAAATCTTTTTTGTCTTCGTGGAACTCAGCAATTTCTTTTGCAAGAGCATCAACTACAAATTCCTCAAGTTTGCCAAATTTACTTGCCATTACTTTTTGGTCTTCATGTAGTTCAGAAACTTCTTTGCCTAACTGTTCCATTACAAAGCCTTTAAGTAGGTCTGCGTTTTCACGCATTGCTACATGGTACTTTGCTCTGGCTTCAGCAAGTTTTTTTCTATCTTCTGCAAACTCTGAAATTTCTTCGTTTAGTTTTTCATCTAACATTTTTTCCACGGCTTCTACCATATTGGCTTTATCGTGTTCGTATTTAGATGCAAATTCTTCACGCAATTCCGCTGTGATTTGCATTTGATTTTCTTTAACTTTGGCATTCCAAGCCTCTTCGATGTCATTCTTGATCTCTTCTGAAATTGCATTCGTTTCAAAAAGTGATTTTAAAGCGTCTAACATCTGGTTCTCCTTATTTCAAACCTTTAATTACATTCATTAAAGATTCTTTGATGTACTTCTGTGCCTTTTGATCGCCTTGGACCTCTTTAGCCAAATTTAAAGCCTGATACCCACCACGGGCATTTAGTAAATGCTCATATATTGGTGTCGGATAGGCACCAGGAGCACTTGGTTGTGCTACTACGTCCACAGTAATGATTTCAAAATCTGAAACCGTATTGCTTCCGTCTTCGCTAACATTCCCTGAACCTCTTGATGAGACCCCTAATTTAACTCCGCTTTCCAGCATCGTTTTAACTAGGACTCCCATCGGTGTAGGTAATATCTTCATCTTTCCATAGCCATTTGGTCCATCTGTCCACATTTCTGTGATCATATGGCTTACTCTGTCTAGGTTAATATTAAGTCCTTCTGGATGATCAACTTCGCCAAGAACACTGTATCCTCCGCTTATTTGATCGTTGAGAGTGTTGACAGCCCTACTAATCTCGCTTACAGGATACACTCTTTGGTTTGCGTTTCTAACGCCACCTTGAATACAAATACCTTTTAGGTAAAGGTCTTTGCCTCCCTTATCGTTCTCAGTAGTTTCAACGACCATCTTCGCCTGGTCGAATGTCAAGTTCTCACGTAAGTTTAACACCACTATCCGTTCCTAATATTACGAACCAATGACGCTTTTGCCATCAGTTCCAGTTTCGCCACTGCCTTTTTTCTCAGCGCCGTGACCTTTGGAGTCTGCCTTCATAGACTTACTTGCTTTACCACCTGGAACATTCACGTTACCTGCTGAATCTTCTTTTGGTGATACCGCTGATCCGCCTTTTTCTTCTGCAGAACCGCCTGCTATGTTAGAAGCACTTCCACCCATATCGTTTTTACCCGCTACTGGTGATTTTGCTTTGTTGTCTTCGCCTTTTGGCTCAGCAACTTTTTCTACATACTCACGCATTTGTTCTGTTTGAGATTTTGCAGTTTCCTCAACTTCTTTTTCAGTTGATTCTACTGGCATTTCTTCAACTCCAAGTTCGGAAGTTGGCTCAAGAGCCTCGTCTTCCTTTTCTTCGTCGCCCATGTCACCCATTGGCTCCTCAGAATCTTCTTCATCGTCTGCTTTTTCTTCCTTGTCGCCCATCATTTTTTCAAATTCAGACTTAAGGTCATCTAAAGCATCTTCTAAATCTACGACTCTATCTTCGATATCTTCGTCGTCTTCACCTTTTTCTTCACCGTCTTTGTCGCCGTCCATTGCATCTTCAACATCATCAATCATGTCATCTGCTGGATCACCGCCCATTTCTGGTGCTTCAGGTGTGATTTCTTCAATACCTTCTTCTGTTTTTTCTTCTTCGTCAGTTGCTTCAGTAGTTTCTTCATCTTTTTCTTCTGATGCTTCTTCTACTTTGTCATCTTCTGACTCATCTTTAGACGCTTCGTCAACTTCTTTGTCATCTTCTTTTGATGCTTCGTCAACTTCTTCGTCTTTTTTCTCTTCAGCAACGTCTAATTCCTTAACGTCATCTGATAATAAATTTTCATAAATTGTTCTTGATTTTTCTACTACAATCTCGTGAAATAATTCTTCAGCACCTTTACGGTCTTCAGCAACTAATTTCTCAAGCATTTCTTCGAATTTGTTACGATCTGCCATTGTAATACCT